AACAGCCAGTGGTCGCTAACCACTACGAGACTGTAACCAACCAGGAATCCTGGCAGTCATGAAGGGGGGGCCTACTAAACGCAAGCCTACCTAACTCCAAACGGCTCTCTGAAGCGCAAGAGATTAACGTGCTATGTCTAGCACGCCGTTGTTGGCGGGGAAAGGTGCTGCACCCCTACTCAATCCGGGAGTTTCCGCCCGGTCTTTCAAGGAGAGTGCAGACCTACGCCTTTCGGCGTAGAAACCACCTCACCTTCATGACTACCCCCTCCGTACTAATCACTGAGCTCGAACACGCCTTGTTTCTTGCGGCGCCGCGGATCATGCCGCCACCGAAAGAGCTCTCATAAGTACATCCTGGCCAAGGGACCACCTCCCAAGTTAGTCGTTCTCAAACACTGAGGAGCCATAAGCGGCAAGCTCCTTAAGAACGACATCTTCTCTTAAACTGACATAATCTACTGGTAGAAAATGCAGTTCCTCCTCCCTATTCGCCGACTCCACTTTAAGAGCCGCCAGCTTTCCAAGGAAAGTCAGCCGGGACCAGGGCTTCACAGCCCTGTACGAATAGGTCCGACGGACCCAACCCACAGACGGGTTGAATACGTCCCTCTTCCTCCCCCCCTCCCGACCTGTAGCCCACTGGTGCAGGAACAGAGCTACTTGCTCATCGGGATCTAAGCGCCTACGGACGCTCAGAAGCAATGTGGAAGGCACGTTGGGTGCCTCCGGTAGACAGGTAAAGTTCCTGTTCCACATTGACCTACCTCGCTCGAAAGCAACGTAGGACTTCGGATTCAACCGAAGCTGGGTAGGGAGGAAACCCCATTTCTTGCCGATCCTAGACCTGATGAAAGCATCAGTCCAGGCAACGCTTCCGGCGACCGCTTTAGCAGCGTGCTGCATCCCGGAATAATCGGCAAGAAATCCACCTCTCCGCAAGTTGCGAATCTCACGCCACTTGCCCCCTCCCCCTTTCAGAAATCCGGTCGAGTTGATCTCAGCTACGACTTCTGATCGAATGGTCTTCAGGTCATTTAACAAGTACCCGCTAGGGTAATCTGAAGCCTCGAGATAACGGTTAGATGACACAAGGGTATCATCACCGTTAACAAGGACATTGCCTTCTTCTCCGCGCAGCGCCCAACGCGCTGCCAGATAAGAGTGAAGACAAAGGAGGGGAAAGGAAAGGTAGCTCCCCATCATCTGCCCATGCGATACTTCCTTCTCCTCTCCAGCACAATCAACAAGTGGCCGGAGTGACTGAAAAGCGCGAACGCGAATCGGTCCTGGAATACGACTCTTACGGAGTAAAGAGCCAAGTATCGCCTCTGTCACCTCAAGTGACAGGTTGTCTGTGGCGCTCACCAGATCTACCGAGGTCTGGTAAGGGTAAACACAGGCAGATGAAATTACCTTCTCCGTCGGAGGTCCAACAAGGCGCCATGGCATACGCATCAAATGCGCGTCAAGACACTTATGAAGAGGAGCTAGCACTTCTGTGGTCTCGTCGTAAATTACGAGAGGCCTGCACTTGCCAGCACTCAACACTTCCTTGTACCGGGCCCTAACAGGTTGATCGATCGGAACTGATCTACCTGAGAGGCACTGCCGACGGAACTCTTTTCCGTTTCCACACCAGTGAAGATCTGCCCGAGGGCAGTTCATCCTGGCGGAAGCGTTGGGTACATGGCGCCAAACAAAATCGCCATAATTCCGATCCCAATCATACGGGAAGAGTTTACTGACCTCGCGCCTAACAAAGCGCACGTAGTCAGAAGAAGGTGGGGAGGGGGGTATGGAGAACGCGTTCTGCTCCCAAGCAGGACGCGCGGATGGTGTATGCTGTTTGCAGCCTGCAGGCAGGCTGCGCTTTACGGAGGAGATGGAATGGGCAAACTCCCATCTCTCTCGTTTCTGCATACGCATCAGGGGAAGAAGGCCGTCGCTGTCTCTACGAAGAGACTGTTTCCTAGGAAACGCGACTGGAGCCCGCCTTCTACCCTGAAGGAGGAGGTAAGAGAGATACTTGCTTAATTCCTTAGGCTCGAGATCAGGCAATTCGCTAAAGGGTAACCTAAAGCGGATCCTAATAAGTCTCAAGCCATTGGAAATGGTCTCTCTTGTGTCGCGGGCGCTGCCGAAGCAGCGGCGACACGTTTGAGCCTCCGAACCAGTGTTGGGTTTAACGGAGGCAGCGGTGCACGATGATCGAAGTCGTGTGCCAGTCCTTGACATGGTAAAGCGTAAGCTGCCAGGTGTCAGGGGGATCCTTTAACGG